CCCGATCCCGTGGCCGACTGCCCCATGACGCCCCCCACCCCTGCCGCCGTGCTCCTGGCCAACGGCCGCTGCTGCGGACGGCGATGCACGCTGTGCCCGTATACGCCGAGGTGGGTGGCGGGGGCGAAGAAGGTGAAGTGATGCCAACACGGATCGAGATGTGGAAACTGCCGCGACCGAACTACAAGATTCGGCGACGCGAGACTCGACCCAACGCCGCAGCACGCGGCTACTGCGACGCGAAACACAGAGCATGGCGATTGGCGGTACTGAACCGCGACAACTGGCAATGCCGCATGTGCGGGCGCATCTGTGCGGCGAAACGCCAGGCCCATGCGGACCACATCATCCCGATCGTCGTGCGGCCAGACCTGCGGTACGAGGTGGCGAACGGACGGTGCCTGTGCCACTCGTGCCACAGCAAACACACGGCGGGCGGCGGGGAGGTTTGAGCGCGTCCGGTGACGCGAGCCCGTACCCCATAGGGGGGTGCCGTTTTGGCAGCGACGGGGCGGCGAACCACTGCTGTATCCCGAACGTGCGCGGCCGCAATTTGGAACAGCGTTTTTCCCGAGAGTTATTGAGGTTTTGAAATGCCTCGCGGACGCAAGCCGACACCCCCTTCCGTGAAGCGAATGCTCGGCAACCCCGGCAAGCGGCCGATCCGGCCTGACCTGCCGGCCCCGCCGGGCGCCCCGCCGATGCCGTCGCGGCTGATGGTCGAGCCGCTCGCGGTGGAGAAGTGGAACGAACTTGTCCCGATTCTTATGGGCATCGGGACGCTCACGACTGCGGACGGCGAAGCCCTTGCGACTTTGTGCGAGGTGTACGCTGCAACGCAGGCTTGCTTGCTGGAGTTGCGTGCGAGCGGGCCGGTGATGCGGACTGATCTTGGTGGTGTGAAACCGAACCCGGCTGGGCCGTTGTATCGAGGGCTCGTCAGTCTTCAGACCTCGCTCATGGGCGAGTTTGGTTTGACCCCTGTCAGTAGGACTCGACTAGGTGGCAAGGAAGAAAAGCCAACCGACGAAATCGAAGAGTTCTTCCGCGTCCACGGTGCCTGACCTTTGCGCTGAGGGCGAGAGGCGTTATCGCCGTGTGGTCAGTTTCTTTGAGAACGTCTTGCGGCACAGCAAGGGGCAGAACGCTGGCAAGCCGTTCACGCTGCTGCCGTGGCAGCATCATGTGATGCGTGAGCTCTTTGGCCGGCTGAACCCTGACGGCACGCGGCAGCATCGCGTCGGGTACATCGAGCTCCCGAAGAAGCAAGGGAAGAGCACGACGCTCGCCGGCATCGCTCTCTACATGACGGCGTTTGACTCTGAGCCTGGCGCCGAAGTCTACGGTGCGGCCTGCGATCGCGAGCAGGCTGGCATCATCTATCGAGAAGCGGCGTCGATGGTGCGGGCTTCGCCTGCGTTGTCTCGGCACCTCGAGGTGATCGACAGCCGCAAGACGATCGTGCATAAGGCGAGCAACTCGTTCTACCGGGTTCTGAGTGCAGATGCGTTCCGTGCCGAGGGGCTCAACATCCACGCTCTGCTCTTCGACGAGTTGCACGCCCAGCGGGATCGTCGCCTGTGGGATGCCTTGCGGTACGGCGGCGCGGCCAGACGCCAGCCGCTGATTCTCTCGATCACGACGGCGGGCTATGACCGTCGCTCGATTTGCTGGGAGCAGCACGCCTACGCAGAGAAGTGCATCGCAGACCCGGCCTTTGACCCGGCCTTCTTCGGGTGCATCTACGCGGCCCCGCCTGAGTGTGGTGCGGACGGCACGTGGAAAGACCCGAAGGTGTGGCGGATGGCGAATCCGTCACTGGGCGAGACGATCACGGAAGAGTCGTTCGCGGCCGACGCTCGTGAGGCTGAGCAGTCGCCGACAAAGCTCAATTCGTTTTTGCGATACCGGCTCAACGTCTGGACCACGCAAGACACGCGGTGGATCTCGCCGACTGCCTGGGCGTCGTGCAACGGCGGCTTGCGACCGTTTGGCGACCGCCCTGTGTACGCCGGGCTCGACTTGGCGACCACGTATGACCTCTCGGCCCTGGTGCTCGTGTGCCCAGACCCGGAGGACGGCTCGATTGACGTACTGCCGTTCTTTTGGATTCCCGAGGCTAATGCTGCGGAGCGTGCCCAGCGGGACAAGGTGGACTACCTCTCGTGGATTCGCGACGGGCATATCCGCGTGACCGATGGCAACGTGACCGACTACACGGTGTTGCATCGTGATATTGCCGAGATTTGCGACACGTACAAGGTGCGGACGCTGGCGGTGGACTTGAAGTTCAACGGGCAGATGCTCGCGAACATGCTGCAAGGGGACGGGGTGGATGTGAAAGGCTATCCGCAGGGGGGCCGCGCGATGTCGGCCCCTGCGAAGACGTTGGAAAACCTGATTATCAACGCGAAGGTGCGGCACGCTGGGCATCCGGTATTGACGTGGTGTGCCGGAAACGTGGCGGTGCAAGAGGATCGGTTCGGCAACATCTACCCAAGCAAGGCGAAATCGACCGAGCGCATCGACGGCATCGTGGCTCTGTGCCAGGGCATCGGGTGCTGGATCGGGTCTGAACAGAAGCCGGAAGCCACCCCCGAAATATTCTTCATATGACGAACGAAAACCGCATCTTGTGGCTGCCCGGCGAGGAGCGTGCGTGGGATGACGATGGCGGTGGCCGCAGTCCTGCCGGCGTGCGCATCAACGCCGACAACGCGACGATGGTCGCGGCAGTGTTCGCGTGCGTGCGGATTCTGAGCGAGACGGTGGCGAGCCTGCCGCTGCATGTGCTCGAGCGGATGCCGAGCGGCGGCAAGCGTCAGGCTCGTGAGTTGCCGCTGTATCGGCGGCTGCATGATCGTCCGAACTCCTGGCAGACGAGTTTTGAATGGCGTGAGCAGATGGTTCGCCATGTCGCGTTGTGGGGCGACAGCGAAAGCGAGATTCGCCCTGGCGAGTCGGGCTACGCTGACCAGATCATTCCGCTGCATCCCAGCCGGATGAAGGTGGACGTTATCGAAAACGACCGCCTGCGGTACACGTACCGGGAGGAGAAGGGGCGGCAGACGGTCTACTCGCAAGAGCAAATCCTGCACGTTCGCGGGCCGAGCGATGACGGCGTGCACGGGCAGAGCATCGCGGAGGAGTGCCGCGAGGCGATTGCGTTGGCTCGGGCGTGCGAGATTCACGGGGCGCGGTTCTTCGGCGGCGGTGCCAGGCCTGGGTTCATTCTCTCGACCGACAACCCGCTCAATGCGGAAGCCCGCCGTGAGTTGGCTGATGGATGGAATCGCAAGCATCGCGGCCCGTACAACGCCTTTGAGACGGCGGTACTGACGGGCGGGTTGAAGCCTTACGAAATCCCCTACGCCAGCAATACCGATTCGCAGTTCCTCGAGCTGCGTCGCTACCAGTTGGCCGAGATCGCCCGGCTCTTCCGCATCCCGATGCACCTTCTCCAAGAGGGCGGTGCGTCCGGCAGCGTCGAGCACGCCGGAATCGACTTCGTGCAGCACACGATCATTCCGTGGCTGCGGCGGTTGGAGTCGGCATTTTCTCGTGACTTGCTGCCGGATGACGCGGCACGCGACCGCTATCAGATTTCCTTCGATGTTCGCGGTCTGTTGCGTGGTGACGCGGCGAGCCGGTCGGCGTACTACCGCAGCATGTGGGACATCGGCGTGCTTTCGACCAATGACATCCTCGCTCTAGAGGACATGAATCCGGTTGAGGGTGGCGACGAGCGGCATCGTCCGCTGAACATGGGGACGCTGGGTGCGGACCCGTCTGCGGGCGACGTGCTAGCGCAGCAGCAACCCGGCAGCGGCATCGACGGCCAGGCGGTCGAGGGCGGTCTGGATGCGGCGACGCAACCGGCCAGCGAACCGGCCACGGACGCGGCTCCGCAGGTCGCCGACGTGTCGCTCAACGGAGCGCAGATCACGGGGCTGATTGTGATTCTGCAGCAGATCCCCGCCGGGCTAATCACCAAGGACGGCGCAGCGGCCTTGATTGCTGCGTCGTTCCCGTCAATCAACGCCGCACAGATTACGGCGATCCTCGCGGGTGTATCCGAATCTGCACCCGTGCCGCCGCCGGCCACCGAACCGGCGACGCCCGACGTTTCGCCTGACTCGCGTGCCGTGCCTGACGCTATCGCAGAAGGCGATTGGGTGACGTTGCCTGGCGGTCGCGTCGGCCAAGTCGATCACGTGATGACCGAGGGCGTCCTGAATCTGGGCGACGTTGAATTGCCCGCGACGCCAGACGATCCCGCCGCACTCGTGAGCGTGTGGGAGGAAGGCGAGTTTGATGACCCTGTGGCGGTGAAGGTGGCCGAGATCACGAAGACGGAAGCACCCAATGGGCAGGTATGACCACATCGACTTCACGCCCCCGGCGGGAGTGCGGAAGGAGGCGGCGAAGGGGCTGGACTGGCGAAGCGAGTACGGACGCGGTGGCACGGCAGTTGGCATTGCTCGCGCTCGCGACTTATCCAACGGCGCGACAATCAGTCCCGACACCGCCCGCCGAATGAAAGCATTTTTCGACCGGCATCAAACGAACATCGGAACGACGGGCTGGAGTCCCGGTGAAGACGGGTTTCCCTCCAACGGTCGCATCGCATGGGCCTTGTGGGGAAGTGACCCCGGTTGGGCATGGAGTCGCAAACTGGTCGAGCAGATGAACGCCGCAGACGAGGAGAACCGAAGCATGACCGAACGCCGCAGCCTCTACGAAACCGAATCGACCGACCTGCCCCTGCTCCGCGTGGAATCGCGTGCGGAGGACGGCCAGCCCGAAAGCCGGTGGATCGTCGGCTACGCGGCGAAGTTCGGCGTCAACTCGCTCGACCTGGGCGACTTTGTGGAGCGGATCGACCCCAATGCGTTCGGCATCGTCGCGGAGCGTCGCGGACGCAAGAAGCCGCTGGAAACGCGGGCTCTGTGGAATCACGACCCGAACTATCCGCTGGCTCGCTATCCCGGCACGCTGCGGATGAACGTGGACGAGATCGGGCTGCGGTACGAGTTCCAGGTACCCGACACGTCCTACGGTCGCGACCTGGCGAGCAACATCGAGGCGGGCATCGTGCGAGGTTCGTCGTTCTCGTTTCAGATCGCCCCTGGTGGTGAATCTTGGAGCGTGGAAGACGGCCGCAGCATCCGCACCGTGACGAAGATCGACACGCTGATCGACGTTGGTCCGGTCACGTTTCCGGCGTATCCGGATGCCGACGTGAGTGTTGCCAAGCGGTCGTTCGATGCGTGGCGTTCCGCCGAAGCCGATGTGCAGCGGCGGCAGATTGACCGCGTGCTGCAGATTCGCGGCAAGGCGGAATCTATCCGTGATTTCCTGAGGCAGCATGGCCGCTAGTGGTGATTCGTGTCCGCGATGCCGCGAGGGCGTGATGTCCGTGGCATCGTCGCAGCGCAGCGGCGAGTACCAGGTTCGGTACTTGCGTTGCGCCAAGTGCGGCTGCACCGGCAAGCAAGTCGTGCCGCCGGGTGAGGTTCGCCGACTGAAGGTCGGCTGAAGTTCTTTACTGTCGCGCCCTGCACAACTGCATGGGTGGGGTGCCTTGCTCTTAGTTTCGACGGTGTGGACGGCATCGGTCGTCCGAACCCGAACAAGGAGCAATGCACGTGGACAAGCTCAAGAAGCTGCTCGATGAACTCGCCGCCGTGGTCGCCGAAATGGAGGCCACCTCGCAGGCTCCCGCCGAGGGCGACGCGCCCGCGATGACCGAGGAGCAGGAGTCTTCGCTCCGCAGCCTTGAGGCTCGCGCCGACAAGCTCCGCGAGCAGATTGCGTTCGTTGAGCGCGTCCAGGCGAAGCAGCTCGAACTGCGTTCCGTGCTGGAGCGTGCCGCTCCCGCCAAGGCCATCGACAAGACCGAAGACACCGAAAAGGAGCCGACCGTGGAGAAGCGTCATTTCGCCGTCCCGCGTGCCACTGGCAAGCTGCGGGCGTTCACCGGCCCGAATGCCGAAGAGCGTGCCTATCGTGCTGGCATGCACCTCAAGGGCTATATGCTCGGTGACGCCGAGGCTCGCCGGTGGTGCAAGGACCACGGCGTTGAGGCTCGCGCCCAGGCCGGCGGAATCAACTCGCTCGGCGGCGTGCTCGTGGCTGACGAGATGTCGAGCGAGATCATCCGGCTCGTCGAGGAGTACGGCGCGTTCCCGCAGTACGCTCGCCGCGTTTCGATGAACTCCGACTCGATGCTGATTGCTCGCCGGACGGGTGGTCTTGCCGCTCGGCCGATTGGCGAGAACGCCGCGCCCGCGACCAGCGACGCGACGTTCGACAACATCAACCTCGTGGCGAAGATTTGGGGTATCGACAATCGCATCCCGAACTCGCTGCTCGAAGACTCGATCATCGACTTGGCCGATGCCATGGCGGTCGAGGTGGCCCAGTCGTTCGCCGAAGCCTTTGACAACGCTGGATTCATCGGTGACGGCAGCGGGGCTCATCACGGCACGACCGGCGTTGCCACGGCGATCATCGACGGCACGCACACCGCGTCCGTGGTGACGGCTGGTGCGAACAACGACGTTTTCGCCGACCTGACGCTGAACGACTTCACGCAGGTTGTGGCTCGGCTCCCGCTCTTTGCTCGCCGGAATGCGGCGTGGTACATCTCCAGCGCTGGCTGGGGTGCCTCGATGCTGCGGCTGATGGCGGGCGTCGGTGGCAATGCCAAGGGTGACGTGGCTGGCGGGTTTGCCGAGACGTTCCTGGGCTACCCGGTGCGGCTCGTGCAGGCGATGGAAAGCCGCCTGACGGGCACGGCCAGCGGCGTCGCGTGCCTGTTCGGTGATCTCTCGCAGGCTG